GAGAGAAGTTGATGAATTAAATATCCTTCATGATGGTACAACAGTAGAACTTTTAGAGTATGGTCAAGTAACAACGGTATTTGATGAATCGTATAGTGGAACAGGATTGGGAACTTATATTGCATCAATGTCAACTGGTCCTCTTAATATTGATTTTGTTCCTAATGCAGGTGTTGCTTGTACAGTAGATACTTTGACTATTGCTATGGCAGCTGCTAATACGGGAGCTGGCGGAACTGGTATTGGAACTGTATATCTTGGTGATGGTATTTTTGATGCTGCATTTGTAGATTCAGCATTTACTGCAATTCCATCTGCATCTTCTCCACTTGCCCATAAAATTGCTGAATATGAGATCAATAATAGTTCTGCCATTAATAATCATAATGCTGCATATTATTTGCTTAGTGTAGAAGATACAACTAATAATGTTTATGAAGTATCTGAAGTAATTGTCTTAAATGATAGTTCTGAAGCATACATTACAGAGTATGCAAGTATTCTTAGTGCTGGTGCAGGAATAGGAACTGTAGGAGCTGCAGTTTCAAGTTCTACTTCTCATACTCAGTTAATGTATACTCCGAATGCAGGTATTGCTGCATCAGTTCGTGTATTCCAGATGGGTCTGGAAATTGCTGCTAGAAACGATGATAGAGATACTATTAATAAGATAGATTTAACTAATGCTTCTATCAGTGTAGGTTTTGGAGATTATACAGGTACAGAAACAGATGTTCTGAGAGCATTCAATTTACAACATGATGGGAGAAATATTTTCCAAAGAGACTTTGATGGCAGTGATTCAACAATTGTTAATTTAACTAAGAATACTGTTACAATTCCAGAGCATTTCTATGTTACTGGTGAAGAAGTTCAATATTCATATCCTACAGATGGCAGTCCCATTGGAATTGCTACCACGACTATCTCTGGATATGGATCTACTACTCTTTTACCATCAACAACTTATATTGTTAAAATTGATGAACGTACCATTAAGTTTGCTAAGAGTGCAGAAGATGCATTAAAAGCCGTTCCCAATATTTTACATTTATCATCAGTTGGTGCTGGTGCTGCACATACGCTAACAGCACAAGATCAAAATACAAAATGTATAATTGCTCTTGATAATGCAATTCAATCTCCTATTGTTGCAACTGCTGTTACTACAGGAATAACTACTCAATTAGCATTGGGTGCAAAGGTTCTAGAAACTGTTGGTGTAACTTCATTCTTTAGTGGTGATTTGGTTAGAATTAGTGAAGAAATAATGAAGATTAATACTGTTGGTTATGGAAAGACGAATGATATTCTTGTAGATCGTGGTTGGATGGGAACTAATATTGGAGTTCATACTGCAAATTCAATTGTAAGCAAAATTCAAGGTTCTTATAATATTATTGATAATACAATTAACTTTATTACTGCACCTCAAGGGCCTACTCCTATCAGTTCTACAACTAATCCTCCTGAGAGTAGAGATTGGGTTGGAATAACTACGTTCTCAATGTTCCAAGGTAGAACATTTATGAGATCTGCTGCCACTGGTAGCGTGGATAGACCTTACGTAGAGAACGTTGTTTTTGATGATATTTCTGATGAATTCAATGGGATTGGAAAAACATTTACTCTAACATCAGATCAAGCAAATGTGGGTGGATTCTCAACCAGTAATGCTACAGTTCTTATAAATGGAGTATTCCAAGGACCAACAGGAACATTAACCGTCGATCAAGATTATACTTTATCTGAAGGTCTGACTGGTATCAGTAGCATCACCTTCACAGGAACAGCCACATCTGAAGCCTATGACCCTAATAGCGGTTCTATTCCTGTTAGGGGTATGATTGTATCAGTAGGTTCAACTAACGGTTTTGGATACCAACCTCTTGTTGCTGCTGGTGGAACTGCTATCATCTCTGCTGCTGGAACAATTACCTCAATTAGTATCGGTAACAGTGGATCTGGTTATAGAGTAGGAGTTCAAACTACTGTTAATGTAGGTCTTCAAACTCTAAGCACAGGAGTTCCTAATATTGAATTTATTGGTACTGCTGCTATAAGTGGAGGTCATATCGTCAGTATTGCAATTACTAATCCAGGTGTTGGTTATACAGCAACAAATCCACCAGAAGTTGTTATTGATGATCCACTTTCATATTCTAATCTTCCATTAATTTATAGTTCTGAGTCTACTGGTATAGGAACTCAAGGAACTGTTGATATAGTAGTTGGTCAAGGGTCGAGTGTTATTAGTTTTGAAATAAGAAATACTGGATATAGTTATGATAATAATCAAATTTTAACTGTTCCTAAAATGGGAACTACTGGTATTCCTACTGATCCTACTGTTACTTTCCAAGAATTCCAAATTACTATAGAAGAAACTATTTCTGATAAGTTTAGTGCATGGTTCTTTGGAGAACTTGAAGTATTAGATAAAATTACTAGTGAGTTTAATGGTTCTCAACGAGCATTTACACTAAAGAAAGGTGGAGTACCTGTTACTATTAGGGCTAAGCAATCATCGAATATTGATGTTCAGGCAGCACTACTAGTGTTTATAAATGATATTTTACAGGTTCCTGGTGAAGGATATGTCTTTGAGAATGGTAGTGTACTTACTTTCTCTGAAGCACCTAAAGGAGCAAATGAGGATGGAACGTTTGATGGAGACACATGTAAGATTCTCTTCTATAAAGGAAGTGGTGCTATCGACGTTACTTTTACAGATATTTTAGAAACTGTTAAGGAGGGTGATACTCTTCAAATTCAAGGTGATGCTAATTTATGTGCAAGATCTCTTTTACAAGATGAAAGATTAGTAACTGATATTGTTGCAACTGACATTGTTGATACGAATGCATATGTGGGTGTAGGTATTAATGGTAGTCCAGATTGTGAAAGAACAGTTAATTGGTGTAAACAAGGAGCAGATAAAATTATTGACGGTCAAATTGTAAGTAAGGCTAGACCAGAATTGGAAGCTCTAGTTAATCCAGCAACAGTTATTATTCAATCTGTTGGTATTGCATCAACTATTGTATACGTAGAAAGTATACGACCATTCTTTGATCCTGATAATGAGTCTCAAACCAGTGCTAATACTCAAAAGATTTCTATAACATCTCAAAATAATCTCGTAGGAGCTGCTGCAACTTCTGTTGTTTCTATCGCTGGTACAATATCTTCAGTTGTGGTGAGTTATGGAGGAACGGGATATACTTCTGCTCCTGATGTGATTATTGCTACTCCTGTTGGTTTAGGAACTACCACTAGAGCATCTGCTTCATCTACTCTTACTGGAGATGCAGTTTCTGCAATAACAGTTACTTCACCTGGTACTGGATATACTATTACATCTCCTCCTGAAGTTCTTATTGAAGTTCCATCAGCAATAAATGAAGTTAATGAATCAGATACATATCAAGGTGATTTTGGTACAATTGTTGGAATTTCTACAACCACTGTAGGTGTTGCATCTACGGGTATTGTGTTTGATTTGTATATTCCAACAGATTCCTTTATGAGAGATGCTGCTATAACAGGAACTGCTGTTACTATAAGTGGTATTCAAACTGGATATTACTTTACAGTTTCTAATAGTAATATTGGAAATGGTTTAACATCTATATATCAAAATGGATCTGTGATAGGTATAGGAACTACCTTTATAGATAATGTTTATGAGGTGGCTGCAGTTTCGGTTGCAGAAACTTCTACTCCTGGCATTGCTAATACTTATGTTGCGAGAGTAACAACTAGTGTTTCTAGTTTCAATTCCTTATCGGGAATGGGAGTAAGTGAATTCTATGGTAATTACTCATGGGGTAGGATCGTTTTAGGTTCTAGAACTTCTCCACAAGCATTTACTGCATATACAGAGAACGGATTTACTGGACTTTCTACATCTGCTCTTATTACAAGAGTAGCACCTTTGAAGTCTAAAGATTATTCTGCTTAATAAACTTAATAAATAACTAAAAAAATTGTCAAAATGGCCGCAATTATAACGGATCAACTTCGTATATTAAATACTAAAGATTTTGTCGCTAGTGTAGCATCGACAACTAATTCATATTATACGTGGATCGGTTTACCAAATGCAACCCAAGTTGATTCTAATTGGAATTCCACTCCACCAAATCCTAGAGATTCTTTTAACGAAGAAAACAAATATTGGGATAGTATGATTGCTTTGAAAAAAGTAACCTCTTCTGATGTTAAACAAGTAGTTCCTAAACATACTTGGGCATCAGGTATTACTTATGATATGTATAGGAATGATATTAGAGCAGAGAATCCTTCTAAACCATCGAATGCGATTAGTTTATATGATGCAAAGTATTTTGTTATAAATTCTGATTTTAGAGTTTATATTTGTCTTCAAAATGGAACTGATCCAGATAACACTGAAGGAAAAGCATCCCTAGATGAACCAACTTTCACAGACTTAGAACCAAGAGCGGCTGGTACTAGTGGTGATGGTTATATTTGGAAATATCTTTATACAATTAAACCTGGAGATATTACAAAATTTGATTCTACAAACTTTATGCCTGTTCCTACAGATTGGGAAACTAATTCTGTGGATGCTCCTGTAAGGCAGAATGCTAGTACAAGTGGTCAAATTAAAATTGTTACTATTACAAATAGAGGTGCTGGATTAGGTACTGCAAACCAATCATATACAAGAGTACCCATTAAGGGTGATGGAACAGGTGCAGAAGCAACTGTTGTTATTAATAGTGCATCTAAAGTTGAATCCGTAACTGTTTCTAAGGGAGGTGCTGGTTATAGTTTTGGTACTTTAGATGTGGAAGCAGGTGGAGTACCAGCAGGAAGTATATCTCCCACTTTTGATGTTATTATACCACCTGAAGGTGGTTTTGGTGCTGACATATATCGTGAATTGGGTGCTAAAAATTCTCTTATATATTGTAGAATTGAGAATGATACAGGAAACCCTGATTTTATAACAGGGAATGAATTTGCTCGTGTGGGAATTGTACAGAATCCAAAATCATATGGAACCAGTTCTAATTTAGAAATTGATAAAGCAAGTGCAGTATATGCTTTGAAACTCACAGGAGTAGGAGCTAGTAATGCTACATTTACTGCTGATGATTTTGTTACTCAAACTATTGGAATTGGATCTACTGCAGTAGGTAGAGTTATCTCTTATGATCAAAATACTCAAGTTCTGAAGTATTGGCAAGATAGAACTACTGCTGGATTTAATACCAACGGTACTGCTAATACATCTCCTGAGTATGGATTTAAATTAAATAGATTTACTAACAACATTACTACCAATCAAGGATCGTTAAATATTACTGGTGGATCCGTTACTTTAGGGATTCATAGTTCATTTACAGGTATATCTACTGTAATAAATAGTAAAACCTATTATCTTGGACAGTCATTCACAAAAGGAGTGGCAAATCCAGAAGTTAGAAAATATTCTGGAAATATTATTTACGTTGATAATAGACCTTCGATTACTAGGTCTACCAATCAAAAAGAAGATATTAAAGTCATTTTGCAATTCTAAAGAATCATGCCACAGGAAACCAATCTAAACGTCGCACCTTATTTTGATGACTTTAGTGCAAATAATGACTATTATAAGGTATTATTTAAACCTGCTTATCCAGTACAAGCAAGAGAGCTAAATAATCTCCAATCAATCTTACAAAATCAGATTGAGAAATTTGGTCAACACTTCTTTAAAGAAGGTGCGAAGATAGTTCCTGGTAATACAACTTATATAAATCCTTATGATTGTGTTCAATTAGAAAATGTATACTTGGGTATTCCTTTAAGTGATTATGTTAATCAAGTAAGAGGATCAACCATTACGGGATTGACTTCAGGTGTAACAGCAGTTGTAGACAAAATTGTTTTAGGAAGAAATTCAGAAAAAGGAAATACTACTCTTTACATAAATTATGTTGGTTCTAGTACCTCAGATAATGCTGGTTCTAAATTTTTAGATGATGAATTATTGAGTGTTGATAAGGATATCATATCTGCTAATACTGTTATTGCTTCTGGAGAGGCATGGGGAGCAACATTATCATCAGATGCAATTTCATCAGGGTCTGCATTTTCAGTTGCTCAAGGAATTTATTTTGCAAAAGGACAATTTGTAAATGTAAGTGATCAATCTATTATTCTGAGTCAATATTCTAGTTCTCCTAGTTATAGGGTAGGACTTTTTCTTACTGAACAAATAATTAATGCAGATATTAATCCTCAGTTAAATGATAATGCAAGAGGATTTACTAATTTTTCTGCACCTGGTGCTGATAGACTTAGAATAACAACATCATTAGTTAAAAAGTCCATAGATGATTTTGATGATAATAATTTTATTGAACTTGCAAGTGTTGATAATGGAGTAATAAAATCTAAAAAAGAAACTACTGAGTATCAACATATTGCAGACGAATTAGCTAGAAGAACTTATGCAGAATCGGGAGATTATTATGTAAAGGAATTTATAACTAAACCAAAAGAATCTTTAAATGATTATCAAGGTAATAATGGAATATACAATAGTAATCAAGTAACACCTAGTGGCAAATCTCCTTCAGAGAGTCTTGCATTATATCAGGTCTCACCTGGTAGGGCATTTGTAAAGGGATATGATATAGAAACTGTTACTCCAACCTATTTGGATTGTCCTAAACCAAGAACTACTCAACTTGTAGAAGGACAAGCACTGGAATTTAACACAGGAGCTACTTTAAAATTAAATAGATTTTATGGATCACCTCAGATTGGTATTGGTAATACTTATATCGTAAGTTTAAGAAATAAAAGAGTAGGTGCTGCTGCTACACTACCTGCAGGTAAAGAAATTGGTGTTGCTAGGGTGTATGATGCGGATTTAAATTCTGGGTCATATGATAGAGCCAACTCTAATGTTAATGAATGGGATTTAAAATTATATGATATTCAAACAGTTACTGAAATTACATTAAATGAAAATATAACATTAACTGTTCCTACTCATATTAAAGGAAAAAATAGTGGAGCTACTGCATTTTTGAAAGATGCTGTAACTAGTAGCACTGCATTATCTTTATATGAAGTAGAAGGAGATTTTATAAAAAATGAGAATTTCATAATTGATGGTGAAGAAAATGCAAGAATTGCTATTGCAGTAACTGCTTTTGGTATTTCTGATATTAAATCTGTATTTGGAAATACTAATGGGCCTAGTATGAATACAGTTGGTGCTGCACAGACCTTCTCTGCAGACACTGTTCAGACAAATACTACTGTTATTGGTATTGCAACCCTTTCACCAACTGCATGGGATTCTAGTCTTTCTGGTTATCCTAGTGGAACTATTAGTTCAATAAGAAGTACTAACCCAATATTTCCAGGAAATATTAAAGTTGGAAATATTCTGAAATTTAGTCCATCACAGACTAGTGAATTTAATGAACCAATTATGGCATCTGTTGTCAGTGTAGGTACAACTCATGTTGTTGTAACAGGTGTTAGTACTGTTACTGGTGTATCTGATGGTAA